ATGTCATCACAAATTTCTTTGGCTTTAATCCAATGCCCAAAATACTTGTAAGAACTATCTCTGCCACCACGTCCATCATTATTGACAATCAAAATTTTGGGTTCGTTTGGATAAGGGTTTACATGCTCAATTATGTCGCCAACTTTAAACATAAACTGTCCTTTTTTGGAGCTTTCACGAGGATTTCAACCTCGAGCCTACTGATTACAAATCAGCCGTTCTGCCGTTGAACTATGAAAGCATTTCCCCGTTTGGTGGGGATGACCTTCGGAGCTATATCCGATTTCACCCAGTTCTCTGGTATATCGGCTCTTAACCGCCTTTCTCCAGTGCATCGGGCTATCGCGCCGTGCTGCGTTGTAGGGTTGTTGCCTGTCGTGGCTCACCTACCTTCCCGAAAGAAGCCCGTTTTACGGGTGGTGTCCCGCCAAATGCGCTTGGATTTATTGCCCACCCACGCATGGGTGTTTCACGATTAAATGAAAAAATGGCATTGGTAGCGGATTTTGGAATTGAACCAAAAACAAAAAGGTTATGAGCCTTCCACGCCTAGCCTTAGCGTCTATCCGCATTACATTTACAGCGCCCTGCAACCACTCGAGGACACGTCTCGAGACCGTAATTTGAGGTTATCTTCAGAAGTTTCTCAACTCTGAACAATCTTAACCAGATACCTTGCAACACTGGGTTGTTGGTGGTTTAATCCGTTCCACTCGGTTTGTTTGCCCTGTTCCGTATTGAATCATCGTTACCGCGAATGGCTGAACAACTATAATTTACTGTAGATTATAGATTATTGTCAACTCCCGTCCCAAAGCTGGACACTCGAATCTCGAGGTGGTTCTACGCGAATGCCATGACCGCAATTCAATGTTTCACTGATTGGCAAACTCGAGTCGTAAGGTCGGTGGACTCTGAAAGTTCCGTTAGGGCTGCGAATTGTGAATAATTGGCTGTAACGAATGGTCGTACCTTCTAACGCATCGTGCCAAGTTCGGTGTTCGGCTCGAGATGCTAACCTGACCCATGTTTTTAAGAGTTCAACTTGTTGCCCATTTGCATTTGTGGCTGTGCTTCCACTTGCCATGTCGTTAATACCCTGTTGTATGCCCCATCTGACTGCGTACCCTGCGGCTCGTTTCTCAGCATTAAACTCTTGATTTTCGAGTGTTCTATTGGCTCGAGCAACAGTAAGACGTTGCACCGCCACTCGAGCTTGAATTGCTAAGCGTTCGAGTACGGCTTCCGAGGTGACTCTGGGTAATCTAACCCCTGCTTCTTCGGCTCGACTCAGTAGAACCCGTTCAAACTCAGCTTTGGTTTTGGGTAGTTTCACACCCAGTAAGCCAAGCCCAGCCCATAATGCACCTAGCAAATGCGCTCTTGCGTAACCTTCAAGAATAGCTTGCTCGGCATTGCTTTGTGCATTCTCGAGGTTACTGTAAATACTGCGGCTTAATCCCAAGATAAGCGCGGCTAGGAATACTTCGTTGTATCGTCTTTTCATTAGTTCATCTGCTCGGCTCTGAATTTATCGAGCATCTCGAGTAGCTCAGCCCATGAAATGAACCCATAAACCACTGGGTTCTCAGGTGTTGCGGATTGTATTGCGTGGAAGTCGCCTAGGTCGGTAATGCCTTCGTAATCAATGGCTAAGGCTCGAGTGTTGCTTAACTCGAGAACCACATGCCCGAGAGGTGTACCGTCTTGTGCGTGTTCATCAGCTATGAAGTCATGGGCTGTACAAAAAACCTCGTCCATTAAACACTCCCTGCTTGGCAAAGTAAGCGTATTAAAAAACATGCCATAAATACTTTTTTTTGTTGCTGTGTACGGAACTCAAAATGGTATCGGACATTCAATTCGTCGTCCATAATAGCCAATGTGCAATGTGTTACTGACAGCATGGATAATTTCTTAAGCCCCATTACACTCCTGATTCGAGCGCGGCAACTTCGCCTTGTCGCTCGAGAACAATGCGGCTTGCGTCCTCTGGTGTGTTCCCAATGTCAATTAGGGCTTGTTTGGCACTCATTACATTGGCTTCGACGGCTCGAGTTAAGCTATCCCTGATAGCGTTCTGATCGCCTAAAAGTCTATCTTCTCGGGCTTCGATTCGCATTTTTAGGCGTTCGCTCTCTGCGTCTTGTATCATTCGGATTTTTTCTATTGCACTGGCTCGAGACATCAGCCCTTCCTTGAACATTTCAATGATAACTCTAATCTCTTCGGCGGTTAGGGCGCTCAGTTCTGGTGTGACTGACACTGAGACTCGTAGCTCTTTGAATCGCTCGGCATTGCCTTCAAAATGCGCTGCGAGTTGTAACGCAGTGCCAAATAACCATCTGTATGCCTTCTCGAGCATGGTTACGGTAGGGTTGACTGACGCTCTGAAATCATTCATGGCTTGAATTCGGCTCGTACCCGAGGCGCTACCATCACCTGTCATGGTGATGTGTAATTGCTTAAATTCTTTGTATAGAGCGCGTTCATTCATTTTTAATGTGCCTTCAAAAGTATCTACTGGTACAGGGTCACGGTATTTGATGCTTGCTGGTATAGCAGTTTTTTGCCCGAGTTCATTCTCATAGATGTAAGGGGCAACAAAGTTGACTGTCCCAGCACCCACTTTTAATGGCACTGGTATTTGTTGTTCATTGCCGTTTTCATCGAGTTTGGTGATAGTGGGTAACTGCCCGTTTTCAATGGTGCGTTCAATAAACCCACCAACATCAATGTTTCTCGAGAGCATGGTGTAGGTTTTATTGACCATTTTTTGCTGACTGATAATCTGAGGGGATACCAGTTCAGGGCGTTGTAATTCATACGTGAGCAACATCCCGTTAAGTGGATACCTCGCTTCGGCTAACCCTGTGGCGGTCTCGAGGGTGACAATGGTTTCGTTGTTCTCAAGGGATTGGGCTTCCAAGCGCTCGGTGGTTTCGTCGGTTGGATCAATGAATTTGAAGTAAGCTCGAGTCGGATTCCCGTCAAAGTCTTTAAGTACCCCTGCGTTCATCGGGTCAGGGGCGCTCAGGTACACACTTTGGATGGTGTCTTTTAAGTCGCCTCGAAGTACCATTGTTGCGCCTGTTTCATCGGCAACAGTCGCGGCTCGAGGGATGTAAAGACGTAGCACACTACGTCCTACACTTACAGCATGGGTAACGGCTTTGTTCATGGTTGCCATAATGTCTTTGGTATCAAACCAACTCGTCAATGCCGCGTTGGCTTCTTTAATCAGAGCCTGTTCTGCATTCATGGGTTCTTCTGATTTGCCATTTTCATCCATTCCGAGTTCACGCATGAGTGTCATATTGAAATTTGGTTCGACCACGCAGACATCCACATGCCTTGATACGCACTCGAGAATCATGTTTTGACTTACAAACCCGCGTTCTATTTCGGACATGACCTTACTGACCACGCTACTCGAGACATCAGTTATTTCTGGTTTAGGTCCGCTCCAACCCTCGCCATTTTGCCAATGGTCGCCGTTCATGTATTTTTTCACGCATTGGATGTGCTTGGTGTTCCAAACGCCTTGTTGTTTCTGAATTGCTTTTTTAATGGTCTCGAGTTCATTTGATGTCATAAAACTCCTATTCAAAGGTGGTGTACCCGTGAGTCCCTGCGGTTGGTTTGGTTTTTGGCGTGACTGCTAACGTGCCGAAGTACCGCAGCGCATCAGCTAAGTGGTAACTGCTTTTATCCTCGATGGCGTGTGTTGGTTCGTCATTGTCGTCTAGCACTCGAGAATACTGCTGAATTTCATCTATTAAATGCGTACAGCAATCCATGATTTTTAGTTTTGCTGTCTTAAATAACCCGTACACACGATCAATGCCGACATCAACATCCGAAACGCTTGGTTGACGAACTGCTAAGCCGCCGACTCGCATCTCGAGCCGCCAATTATCCTCCGACGGAGCGCCGCCAACCGCTCGAGGGATAGGATTTTCGTCTTTGGTCAGGCTTGAGGCGTGTTCCTTAGCGGTTTTACCTCCCGCGTGATACTCAGCATAGGCAATCCAGCATTCGTCAACTGGCGACCAAACAGCTTTAACGGCGGCTGTGTTCACCCCGCCAAAGTCAAGCCCGATGATTCGGTTCTTCCATGCCTTGGGTGGTTCAAAGGCTGGTACCACATGGGTTTTAGCGTCAAAACAATCGTAAATCATACCGGCGGGGCGTTCAAAAAGTCCTCGGTAAAACATATTGAATTTCCATTTGGGTAGCTCCCGTTTAGCTTTTTTGTATTCTTCAATTGGGAATGCTGGATTATCAACCGAACGGAAGTTAATCACGTCAACATTGACCCCATCTGCTTTAGCGCAAATGTCACGCAACCAACCCAGTACATAGGGTGTGGTTGTAATCAGTGTCCTTCCTTGATGAATCGAAAGGCGGCGGTCAATGGCTTGTTTAGAACCTATCTTGAATTTCTTTTGCCCAGCCTCATCAAGCCAAGCGCCTTTTGCGGTAGCAGACTCGAGACTATCAGGGTCTTGGGCATGACCGAAAAAAACCTGTGTCGGGATATCTGGTTTGTAATTATCGCCAAACATTCGTTTTGCGCCCGATTCACTAAAAGTGAATCTCTTGGTGGGATTATCAATGTAGGTACCTAATTTAAGTTGTTTTTCAAATAGCCGCTTAAACTCGGGCAATAATTTCAACTCGAGCAAAGGAAACGTTGGAGTAGCCACAATATAATCCCCTTGCCCCATACGTTGAATCTCGAGCAGAAACCAAAGTGGACCAAAGCTGGTCTTACCTGATTGAGTCCCAGCCAGTACCACAACCGTTCTCGCGTTGGACGCGAGCGCCTGAAGCTGCCCTGCATGAAGTGACCATTCGAGCATCCCATTCTGATTCTTAATGAAATCAGTCATCGTCAATTCCCTCGAGTCCTGGTCTTGGCGGTGCTGGATTAACATTCACCGAGATAACCAGTGGTGTACCATCTGCATTCTCGAGGCTCATGCGGTCAGTGAACAATTTGTAATGCTTGCCAATCATCTCGAGCGCATTGACTGCATCGTACAGTTCGACTTCTAACCCACGCTCAGTTTGCTTGAGTTTCTTAATCAGGTGCAATTTGCCAGCTTTCTCGGCTTTAACAAGGTCAACTCGAGCAACTACGGTTTTACGGATGTTGCCTTCAATCATGACTGTATCAAGGGGGTTTTCGGGTAATGCCTCGAGTTCATCAGTGCTGGTATCAATAATCTTCTGCCAAGCCTGTTTATGCTCTTGGTTCTTCGTACCGTCCAATTTCTCGAGCGCATCAGCTATCCGCCCTCGCAATTGCTCACGGCGTTCAAACGCTGGTACTGGGATTTTCTCCCTGTACTCTATTTCCTCGAGGGTCACAAAGTCAGCCATTGAACCCAGTGCCACATCTTGGAATCTATTCAAGACTTGATGCTGTCCCATCAGCTTTTCTTTGAACCCAAGTTCAACAGCTTCTCTGATGTTAGGTCTTGTTAGGAGATCAGAGGCTTGAACTCGAGCAGTTTTGGGGCTGTACTTGGCTCGTCGTGCTGCTTCTGCTCCGTTCATTGTTTCGACATATGCACTGACGAACGCTCGAGGTTTCACGTCGAGTTTTTTTAGTGCTTCTAGGAATGTCTGTGGTTTATCCGCACTCATTATCTGAAATAATACACAATTTACTATAGATTGTATGTTTTTGATTGGTCTGTGCGGATTCTGTGCGGATATTTATTGGTTATGGCTGGATGTTGTGTAATTTAACCTTGGGTTTTAGATTGGTTTAACTGTGTGTTGAGCGCATTATGCGATGTTGTGGGATGCTGTGGAACGTGACAGATGGCGCACTCCAAAACCGTAGGTCGGGAGTTCGAGCCTCTCACAACCCGCCAAGTAAGACCACGTGTTTAACGTGGTCTTTTTGTTTTGGTACTCAAGTTGGTTTTGTTGTTGTGCGGATTCTGTGCGGATTCTGGTGTATTCGCATCGTTGTTTGATGGTTCGTTGCTCATGATTTCCAGTGGCATTTGAACACCATACAACGCGGTCAGACCCAACGCGAGACTACGGCGTTGCTCATCCGAAACCGATTGGTAATACTTGAGTTGGGTCATTTCATCGGAATGTCCCATCCGATCAGCTACCAATTTGGGTGGTGAGCGAAGGTCAAGCGAGACAACACTGTTGTAGGTTGCTCGAGTTCGACGAACTTCAATAATTGGGACGCTAGCCTCGAGGCACAGGGCTTTGAATTCATCGGTTAGGCGTTTTTCGGACATCGGTGTGCCTCGAGAGGATGGGAACACGAGGTCATGTTCTTGCCAAGAGATTTTCTTGCCTGTTTTAACGGCTTTCATCTTGGCAACATGGGTAGCTTGAAGCTGCAAGATCCTTAGGGCATCAGCTTCAATGAACATTTCTCGTTCGCTCGAGTTGTTTTTAGGGTTGGGCTTTAAGAACCACTTGCCTTTGAGGTATATGCAAACTTGTTCGATTTTCACTTTCTGGGCTTCCCAATTGATGTCTGACCACCTCGCGCCTAAAAGTTCTTCACGGCGCTCACCAGTAATCAGAGCAAAGGCAACAAAGTACCTCATTCGGTTGGTGGTGGTTGGGTTCAAGCAATGGGCTAATACCTGAGCGGTTTCTCCTCTTGACCACCGCAAGGCGGGTTTAGATTTGGGCTTATCAAATTTTACTTTCTTAACTGGGTTACGATTGATTAACTCGAGTTCAAAGGCAGATTCAAGAATCATGGCTAGGTGATGTCTGGCTCGGTACGTGGTGTACTGGGTGGTTTTTGCCCTAACTTCGGTTAAGTACCGTTGGATTCGGCGCGGTGAGAGTTCAGTTAATCGAATTGCGCCTAGGAATGGGATTATCCATTTGGTGATATACGTTTCGTAATCCAGTAAGGTTCGGGCTGCTAGGTTCTTAGCACGTTTTTCTTCCAACCATTCTTTGCACCACTCAGTTGTGGTTAGGACAGCATCCGAGGTTAATGCGCCTCGGGCTTTTTTCTTATCATGTTCTCGTTTCCAATCATTGGCATCTTCGAGTAGGTCAAATAACTTTGATATTCGTTTCTTGGTGCTAGTCCCGTAGGACACCACGACTTCAGCTTGCCATTTTTGGCGATCTTCTCGCCAACGAACATTTGACAGTGGTTTAACTCGAGACATTAGAGGTCAGTCACTCGGTAATCAATTAAGAGTTTAATCCCAAGGTGGTCTATGCACTCGGCTCGAGTGATTTTTAGGGCATCTAT